TTGGTAATTCTATCTTTTTAAGAGTAGGTAGTTTCAATTGTATTTGTTTAGGAAACTCAGGAACATATTGAGTTAGTATGTTATCTAATTTTTCTTTCATTTTATCGTAAGAAAATTCTGTTCTACTTAAATATCCCTGTCTCTTTGCCAATTCCTTATAGGGTTTATAATCTTCAAATACATCTTTTAAAGCTTTTCCCACTAAAGCATCATCTGGTGTGAACCATTGACTCTCTTGTAAAATCATTTTATCAACTGCTGCTGATGGATGTACATTTGTAAGAGTTCCTCCTATTTGTTTTGTGAATTTATTATCTAAGAAATCCAAATGTCCGGACCATCCTGAAACTATGATAGGCTTATTTACTAAGCTAAATTCTAATAAAGGTCTACCAAATCCCTCTCCCTTAGTAAGGGAAATCATAGCTTTTACCTTAGTATGATTATATAGCTCATTCATTTCAGCATCACTCAATTCTCCATGAAGTACGTAAATATTAGGTAAAGTTCCTTTTACTGTCCTTCTGATAGCATCTATTTTATCTAACACCGCTTCTCTATCCATAATAGAAGTACCTGCTCCTGCTTGAACTTTTAATATAAGTCCTGGTGCATTTTTCTTATTCTTGAATGTTTCTAAAAAAGCTTTTATGCTATATCCTATATTCTTCCTATCCTCCCCCAATACCCCTTGCAACCAGTGCCCGACTATGAGATAATTCCAACTTTCTTCTATATCTGATAAATCTAATCTGACAGGTAAGAATAGTGGAGTATATTTTTCAATATCAGCTCCCTCAAATAGTACTTCTACTTTTGTAGTCAATTCTACTACCCCAGTTACTTGCTTAGTAGCATTATCTTGAATATTAAATTTACTATTTTCAAAAGTAGTCTTAGCATGTTCTGCAGATACTAGAACTAAGTCCATATTATTACATCCTTGAATCCAAGAAGGATCACATAGTGTAGTCTCTATACCTGCAGTTACTCCGATATTAAATTTTCCTACTTTCTGGAATTCATTAGGTACTGTTATTTGTATCCAGATATCAGGTTGCTGTGTTAGTTGAGGAACAATTCTAGAACTTAAGGAGGTATTCTTGTGGTCTTTTAAGTATCCAAATCTAGTTCCTCCCCATCTTTGAGATAGGATTGTTACATCCCAATTTGGATGAGATTCTATTATAGCTTCTACTAATCCTACTGACCTAGCACCATATCCACTGTAAGTATCGACTGGTGCGGATATTACGCAACTAATTTTATTATTCATATAACTTTATTTTTATTTTATAACTTTATTTTTCTATTTTCTCATTAATACAATACCGTCTTTAACGGACGCATCTACCATATACTCTCCTTTATCTTCTATTTGAGATACAAAAAATCTATATATTCTATCTTTTTGTCCTTCTGTAGAAGGTCTATCTATAACTTTACTTACAATATTAGTTCCTTTTATTTGTACTCCTGTAGGGTTAAATTTATATAAAAATTGTGAAACTACTTGTGCTATAGTTGCAAGTAGAGATGTATAATCTTTTAAAGTATAATTAACTCCTTTGGCTTTATAACTATCTCCATTAATAGAATAATCTAAAGTATATACATTATTTCCATCATGATAAAAGTATACATCTAATGTATTTCCCTTTGGATCTTCAAAAGTAGAGGTACTAATATCTTCTCCTAATTCTCCTATAAAACTAAAATCTGACCTAAAGGGACTGCTATCGAAAACCTCGTCTACTAATTCTAGTAGACTTGGTTTATGATTTTCTTTAAGTAATCTTTTATATATTTTAAAAGTAAGTCCCATACTAGTATATTAATTTATGTTTGATATATTTTTTTGGTCTTTCTTCTATTTTGAATAAATCAAATCTAGATCTTGGAGTAAAATTTTCAAAGGTTTCATCCATAGCATCTATAACGTTTACGCACATTTGTCTAGCTGACATCCCTGATTCATCCGAAGTTACCCATTCTCTAGCTAATAAGCCTCTTCTGGTTCTTTCCTCTTTTCCCATATTAAAAACTGTTACTAAAGCTTTTGCAACATCTTCTGGAGAGCATCTATCATCATAAATGTACGGAGTTGGAACTGAACCTACCATTGAGATATTAGAAGGAAATACAGGTACTGCCCATTCTCCACATTCTTTATAAGTTCCTCTATGGTTAGACGGGAAGTCAGAACTGAAAGTAATCCAATCACCGTTCTCATCCTCAAATCTCATTTGATCCTGCATACCCCCTGTTACGTTAGCTATAATCATTTTACCTGCCATCATAGCTTCAGTTAAAGATAATCCCCATCCCTCATTAGATGAAATTAGTAAATCAACATCCGATATATTGTATAGTAAATTCATTTGAGGAGTATCAAGTCTGTCAGCAGAGAAAAAAACATTTACATAACTTTCATCACAAATTGCTTGTTTGACTGCTAGCAGGTCTGTACCGTTCTCATCTATAGGTTGAGTGTGCATTACTAAAGCACATTTCTTAGCTTTCTCTTCCCCAATCATATCACAAAACATTCTATAAGATAAAATTACATCTCCTGGAGATTTTCTTCTAATGTTTCTTGAGTTAAAAAATGCTACGAATTCAATATCTTTTCCTTTAAATAAATCTTTTTTAAACTTATCTAAATTAGTTAAATCTTCTACAGAAGTCATTGGAAAGAATTGATTCTCATTTATACCATGAGGAATGTATTTTAGAACTTTATCCTTAGCTGCTTCTCCTAGAACTAGCTCATGTATTAAGTGAGTTTGTTTAGAGATAGCCATCAATAAATCACAGGATTCATAATAAGGTTTATTCCATAACGGAGCAGGGAAATCATCCCAAATTGAATTATAAATAATTGGGATTGTATTTCTAATTTCTCTTTCAATTTCAAATAACCAAGTCCAATATCTAGGATCTGTAAATATAAAAATAGCATCAGGTTTTTCTTGAGCAATTAACCCTCTAATTTGCATAGCATCTCCATATCCATTATTTGGAAGAACTTTTACATTAGAATCATCAATACCTGCTATTCTATTTACTTCTGCTGAAATATCAAACCCTTTTCCTGCTTCGGGATGGTTAATTGCTGCTCCTAAGTTAACCCAATTGAAATGATGAGCTGTTCCTATAACAATTTCTCTGGCTTCTGTGGCTACCCCACTGTGCATTCTGATTCTTTTCCCCCTTGAATAGCTCCAAGGGGGGCATTAAATATCGTCACACAAAAGCAAAATCTTCTTACGATCTGATTGCTTAAGGTGACGAAATTTAGCTTCGTAACTGTTGTTGTTAGACATAAATTTATTTTAGTTTAATATTAGTTTGATTATGAAGTTTTTGTTTAAATTCTTCATCAGTAAGATAGAGATATAGTGATCTGTCTACGAGTTTTTGTAGAGAAAATTTATATCTTAGGCATTCTTCTTTAAATTCTTGGAACGTATCCTGTTCCACTTTAACACTTGTTAATTGTTTCATAGTTGTAGTTTTTGTTTATACTATATATAAATATATAAAATTTACAAAAAACCTACACTACAGTGCTCTGTTGCCTTATAATTACAAAACATACAGTTAGACTTGGAAGGTACTTGTTCATAATCCTTTTGATTATATTTCCCATTCTCATCAAAAGCATCTTTTATAAAGATATCTAAAGCCATTACTGCCTGTTTTCTTTTAATAGGACCTGATGGTGGTACAAATTCTTGAACTCTTCTACCCATTGCAGGATAATCTGGATCATCTGGTACTTTTCTTTTAACAATAAAATACTTTACTTCTATCTTTTTTATATCTATATTAAATTGTTTAGATAAGAATTCTTTATAAAGTAATAATTGTGCTAATTTTTTATCATCCTTTTTAGCATAAGCACTCCACCCCGATGTTGATGTTTTTATATCAACTATAGTATATATATCCTCTTGAGTATCATATAAAATGAGGTCAATAAATCCTTTAAAAAATACATTGTTAGCTATAGAATGTACTATTGGAATTTCAACTCCTACTAACCTAGTAGATTTAGTACTAAAGAATTTAGTACGTTTCTGTTTAATATACCGTAATATAGCTATCCCATCTTGAAGAAATTCAGATAATTGTTCAGGAGTAGAAAAATGTTCCCCAAGTTTTTCCTTTTCTTGAGCGTAGATTGTTTGCATCTTATCTAAAAGGAGTTTTTCTAAATTCATATCCATTGCCTTTGTAGCAGATTCTTCGTATAAAACCGTTAACCATTCTTGTAATACTTCGTGAAAACTAGTACCAAATGAAGTATGAATAGAGGGTTTATATATCTGTAGACCTTTAACATAGCTCAAACTCCACTGAAATGGGCATGTATTATAGGAGAGTGTTTGACTATATGATATAGATTTTTGAAAAGTATAATCAAGCTTTGGACTACTCCCTTCCCTTATTAGTTGAATTTGTTTTAAAACTTTCTTTGCCATAACTTTTTTGTTTTTTAATCTCTTTTCGTAAATACCAAAGAGCTTTTTCCAACTCCTGTACAGTATCATCCTTTTTTCCAGCCCTAGAAATATATTTAATTACATTTCCTAAACAGAATCCTAAGTCCCAGGCAGTTATCACTTTTATTGCTTCATACCTATTCCCTTTTCCTCCGTAATGTTTAGGATGATTTACCATTTCTTTTTTTTTATTAGAAGGATCATCAATAGTCCAAGGTGCTTCTTTTACTTTTTGCATATTTTATAGATTTATATAAATATAATATACAAAAAAAGACTTGAATTACCAAGTCTTTTTATAATTTATTTATAAATAATTATTCTATAAATGTATTTTCCAATAAATACCCCCTTGTATAGATAATACTTTTGTATTACTATATCCAACTCCTAATGAATAGATATGATCTTGTTTTGTTTTTAATAATAAAGAGGGTCCTGCAAAATTTACTATATTTGACTTATCAAATCCCATTACAGCTCCTACATATAGTTGTGTCTTAGGTAATTCCTTAACAATACCGCTATCGTGGATTGTCTGTGTAGTAATATGGGCATTCCAAAGTCTTCCTACTATTTTATTTTGACTAACTGTATCGGTTACTGAAACATATCCTTGATTATCTTTTAATTTTAAAGTATCTTTATACACTGTTGTAGAGTAGTATTCTTTTACTACGGAATCCTTACTAATACCTTTTGGAGGTATAGTGGGTTTTATTGGCTGAGAATATATTACCTTTCCTGGACGATAAACCGTTGTATTTTTTGTTATTACTATTGTGTCAACTTTATGACTTAGTAATTCATACTTCTTTCCGGCTACCTTAACTATAGGATTAGTCGATGGAGTAGAAGGGGATGAACACATTCTTGTTACTAATAATATAACTGCTAGACCTAATATGATTAGGGTTTTATAATCTAATTTACTTAGTATTTGTTTTATCTGTATCATGTTTATCTTTATTATTTATATCCTCTATTGAGGCTTGTGCTGAATCTATTACGATTCCTTTATGTAAATCAATCCTATTTAACATAGTGGAGATTACGTCATGGTTTAAAAATCCTGCCATAGATGCATTTTTAAGTACACTTATGATTTGGAATACCATGAAAGGTACAATAATTGTTTCGGATATCCAACCTCCTATATGCCAAGCTTTTTCTATTCCTAGAACAACTGTAAGGGCTACTATCCAAAAAACCAATGTCTTTAGTATTTTAAGAGCTTTATATGTCTTAAATCCCTCTCTTAAAGTTCCTGCCCATATTCCAAAGAACCCATCAGCAAAGATAACTGTACATACAGCTAGATACCTTTCAGGATAGGTAGCTGTTAAGTTTAAGAAAAATGATCCTATAAAGGCGAGTAATGTTGACAATGTGAGTGTTGTTATTAATAGTGACGTTTTCATACCTTTATTTTACGTATTCATAATACTTTTTAGTTAATAAAATTCTTTCATCTATACCATTAGTTCCTCCGTTTATCTTTTTAGTTAAAGATAATATAGGAGTTATTGGATGTTTAGGGTCTTTTAAATTATCTTCTATTCCTAAATCACAAATAGCCCATAAATTATTACTTTCAAAAAAGTATAATGCTGCTTCAAAAGCATAATCCGTTGCTACTAAATCAGGTGTAGCCATTATTGCAGGTATAGCTAGGTGTTTAGCCAATGACATATAATTTACCCTACCAGTGGTCTGTAATGCACCTCTTCCACGAAATTTCCACCCACTTCCAGAAGCTTCATCTCCATTGCCCATTCTATTCGCATAAACATGATTTGCTATCTTTTCAGGTTGACGAGCATATAATTCTGCTAAATTACCGGGAAAGTATTTTGGAAATGTACCTTTTAATCCTGCAGCTGAGTAGTTTAAATTCTCAGAGAAGGCCTTAAATCCTCCAGTCTCATGAGCTGTCTGTCCGAAAAAGTGTGCAGCTCTTATAGGTGTTAACTTAAAGTACACCATTGCGGCTTTCATTGTAGTAGGTCCAAATACTCCATCAGGAGTTAGACCTAATTTTAT